GGTGACAGCGGGTTTCTTTACTGAGAACACACCTAATCGTTTATGGTTGGCTTTTTCCAATCCACGCCGGAATACGGGGTACTTTTATGAGTGCTTTAACTCAAAAAGAGACTTCTGGAAAAACAAAGTGGTAGACGCGAGAACGGTGGAAGGCACTGACAAACAAGTCTACCAAAGCATCATTGACGAATACGGCCAAGACTCAGCACAAGCCCATGTCGAGGTTTATGGAATGTTTCCATCTGAGGGAGATGACCAGTTTATTCCTGCAAATATTGTCGATGAGGCCATGAACCGGCCTAAATACAAGGATTTAAGTGCGCCCATCATTATCGGAGTAGACCCTGCAAGGTTCGGATCAGACGCTACGGTGATTGCTATCAGACAAGGCAGAGACATTGTCAGGATTGACAGACACCGAGGCGATGACACCATGACCGTTGTTGGGCATATCATCGAGGCCATTGAGGAATTTAAACCCGCATTGGTGGTGATTGACGAAGGTGGGCTTGGTGCGGGTATTGTTGATAGACTGAATGAACAACGATACAAGATCAAGGGAATTAACTTCGGGAACAAGTCAAAGAATCCGATCATGTGGGGCAACAAACGGGCTGAGATGTGGGGAATGATGAAAGATTGGTTGAAAAGTGCCTCAATTCCTAAAGATAGGTTCTTGAAAACTGATTTGGTTTCGCCTATGATCAAGCCAGACTCTAAGGGGACTATCTTTTTGGAGTCAAAAAAAGACATGAAGGCAAGGGGCTTGGCCTCTCCTGATGCTGCAGATGCAATATGTGTAACTTTTGCTTTCCCTGTAGCGCACAGAGAGTACAATGCCAAAAATTCTCGCGTTCTAACTGAGCGCACTTCTGTCGCAACCTCATGGATGGGTAGCTAAATGGGAAAAAAAAGTGTTTCACTTTCTGTTGGCCGAGGCGAGAAGTTGCCAGTGTCCAAGGGTGCTGGCTTGACAGAAAAAGGCCGTGAGAAGTACAACCGTGAAACTGGCTCAAACCTAAAAGCGCCAGCGCCCAATCCCAAAACCAAGGCAGATCAGGGGCGTAAAGATTCATTTTGTGCAAGAATGGGCGCAGTAGCGGCCAACGCCAAAGATGGCGAACGCGCTAAAGCCGCCCTTAAACGATGGAAGTGTTAAATCATGGCTACAAAACCTGGCCTTTACGCCAACATTCATGCTAAACGCGAACGCATCAAAGCTGGTTCTGGCGAAAAAATGAACAAGCCTGGCACTAAAAACGCACCCACGGCCAAAGACTTTAAAGACGCTGCTAAAACAGCAAAGAAGAAATAATATGGCAGACCCAACAGGCATGGTCGCCGCTGCTAATGTAGCAGCCGGTGGCAAACCCCCCAAAAGTGACTCTGACATTCTGACCGTTGCACGCGCGCGTTTGGACATGGCTGTTTCTGCCCTTGCCGAGTCTCGTGAAGACGAAATTGACGACCTTCGTTTTTATGCTGGCTCACCTGATAATCATTGGCAATGGCCTGCTGACGTATTGGCCACTCGCGGTGCGGTGCAGGGTCAGACAATCAACGCACGCCCAACACTGACAATCAACAAACTACCTCAGCATGTCCGTCAAGTGACCAACGACATGCGTCAGAATCGCCCTGGCGCTAAAGTCATCCCCGTAGACGACAACGCTGACGTTCAAGTGGCTGAGATTTTCAATGGCATGATTCGCCACATTGAATACATCTCAGATGCGGATGTGGCTTACGACACGGCATGTGAGAATCAAGTGTCTTACGGTGAAGGCTACATTACTCTTTTTACTGAGTACTGCGACCCTGCCACTTTTGATCAAGACATCAAGATTGGCCGAATCCGCAACTCATTCTCGGTTTACATGGATCCTTTGATCCAAGACCCCACTGGTGCGGATGCCAAGTATTGTTTTATCACTGAAGACCTGACCAAAGCTGAGTATGAGCGTCAATATCCCGACGCTGCGCCTATCTCGACTCTTCAGTCTTTGGGTGTGGGTGATCAGTCGATCAGCAACTGGCTCAATGAAGACACGGTTCGTATTGCGAGTTATTACTATATTGACTACGACAAAGCGACACTGAACATGTACCCAGGCGGTCAGACCGCGTTTGAGGGTACACCTGAAGACAAACAATTAAGAATGGTTTACGGCAAGCCCAAACGCAGCCGTATCTCTGAGCGCCGCCGTGTGAAGTATTGCAAGATCAACGGCTACGAAATCTTGGAAGAAAAAGAGTGGGCAGGCCAGTGGATCCCCGTAATTCGTGTGGTCGGCAACGAATTTGAGGTTGATGGCCGCATCTATGTTTCTGGTTTGGTTAGAAACGCCAAAGACGCCCAGCGCATGTACAACTATTGGGTATCTCAAGAAGCCGAGATGTTGGCTTTGGCTCCTAAAGCACCGTTTATTGGTTACGGTGGCCAGTTTGAGGGCTATGAAGACAAGTGGAAGACGGCAAACACAAACAATTGGCCTTATTTAGAGGTCAATCCTGATGTTACAGACGGTCAAGGTGCTGTTTTACCACTACCCCAACGCGCCCAACCGCCAATGGCGTCTACTGGTCTTTTACAGGCAAAAGCTGGCGCATCTGAGGACATTAAATCCACAACAGGCCAATATAACGCATCACTTGGAATGGGATCGAACGAGCGTTCTGGCCGAGCAATTCTTGCGCGTCAGCGCGAAGGTGATGTCGGGACATATCATTACGGTGACAACCTGACTCGTGCTGTACGACACGTTGCCCGTCAACTGGTTGACTTGATTCCTAAGATTTACGACACCCAGCGTATCGCAAGAATCATTGGTGAAGACGGCGAAACCAAGATGGTCAAGATCAATCCAGAGCAAGAAGAACCCGTGCGCGAGATTCGTGACATGGAGAATCCCGACATCGTGATTGAGAAAATCTACAACCCTGGTGTCGGAAAATACGATGTGGTGGCCACAACTGGCCCAGGCTACGCAACCAAGCGCCAAGAAGCCTTGGAGGCCATGGCTCAACTGCTCCAAGGCAACCCACAACTGTGGGCTGTTGCTGGTGATTTGTTTGTGAAGAACATGGACTGGCCAGGCGCACAAGAGATGTCCAAGCGCTTTGCCAAGACCATTGATCCTAAACTCATGGAAGACAGCGACAAATCTCCTGCCTTGCAAGCCGCTGAGATGCAGATGCAGGCCATGGGTCAAGAGATGGAGCAGATGCACCAAATGCTTCAGAATGTTCAGCAGTCTATGGAAGCACAAGACTTGGAACGCAAGGAATTTGAGGCTCAGATCAAGGCATACGACGCTGAAACCAAGCGTATTACAGCAGTTCAAGCTGGTATGACTGAAGAACAGATTCAAGACATCGCCATGGGCGTGGTCGCTGCGGCGATGGAGTCACAAGTTATGATGATGCCATCTGTGCGTGAAGAAATGTTGCCTGAACAAGGAATGCCACAATGAAAGCCGCTGAATTTTTAGGTCTGTTGTTTTTAGCAAGAGATGTAGCTCACAGCGTTCATTTGAACACCCGCAGTTTTTCTAAGCATGAAGCACTTAAAATCTTTTACGAACGCATTATTGGCGTGGCTGATGATTTTGCTGAAACCTACCAAGGCAGGCACGGACTAATTGGCCCGATCACTTTGAATTCACCTAAGAAAACAACTAATATTGTTGAGTTTTTGGAAGATTCACTTGCCCAAGTTGAAGCCGCACGGTATGAAGTGTGCGATAAAAGTGATACAACCTTGCAACAATTGATTGATAATATCATCGAGGTTTATCTGCGAACTTTATATAAACTTCGTTTCTTGGCATAAGGAGCCACCATGTCTAATTACACCGCCATTTCAGCAACAGCCCAAATCAAGCGCGATGCTGGCAAACTTAACGGCATCTTTGTGAGCAGTGCTTCTAGCACGCCCACCATTACGGTTTATGACTCATCTGCTTCTAGCGCGTCTGACCCCGTGATCTTGGCCACTTTTACGCCTACTGGCAACACAATGCACAACTTCTTTCAAGGCTTGTACTTTAACAAGGGCTTGTACATTGTAATCAGCGGCACAGTTGCAGCGACCATCTCTTACGAATAAGGGGTATATCTTGGCAGACGTTAAAATATCCGCGCTGCCATCGGCCACCACGCCGCTGGCAGGCACAGAACAGATTCCCCTTGTCCAAAGTTCTACAACCAAAAAGGTCACTGTAGACGGTTTGCTTACTACGGCCAATTTGGGTACACCCACTGCTATTAACCTAACTAATGCAACCAATGTGCCTATGGCTCAAGCCACTGGTACTTTAGCGGTAAGCCGTGGCGGTACTGGCGTTGCTACTTTGACTGGTATTGTTAAGGGTAATGGCGCTTCGGCTTTTTCAGCGGCCACAGCAGGCACGGACTATGTCGCACCAGGCGGTGCTTTGGGTACACCTTCTAGCGGTACTGCAACAAATTTGACAGGCCTGCCACTTTCTACTGGCGTGACTGGCCTACTTCCAGTCGCAAACGGTGGTACAGGCACAGCAACGCCAAGCATAGTAGCCGGAACTAACGTCACTGTTAGCGGCACATGGCCTAATCAGACAATCAATTCAACCGCTGGTGGTTCTGGCACGGTGACTTCTGTGGCGGCTACCGTACCCGCATTTTTGTCTGTTACTGGCTCACCCATCACAACATCTGGCACATTGGCTATCAGCTATTCTGGTACTGCATTGCCTTTGGCTAATGGTGGTACAGCGGCCACCACAGCGGCAGGCGCTCGCACTAGCATCTTGCCGTCTTACACGGGAAACGCTGGCAAGGTGTTGGCGGTCAACACTGGCGCAACTGATGTGGAATTTATTCCTGCGGGCGGCACAGGCACTGTGACTTCTGTTGGTGGTACTGGCACAGTCAATGGACTATCTTTATCTGGCACAGTCACAACATCTGGCAATTTGACTTTGGGCGGCACACTTGATTTGTCTAGTCCTCCTGCTATTGGAGGAACAGCACCAGCGGCTATTACAGGCACAACTGTAACGGCTAATACAAAATTTAGTGGTACTAATTTTGATGCTTCAGGCTCGGGTGGTGGTGCTTTAAGAACTTCAGGCGGTTCAAATTGTTTGCAATGGGGCGGTGGTGGTGGTGTTAACTTGTCGCTTGATGGCGCATTTAACATGAATCCCGCCAATGCAACTATTTCTATTGCACCTACAGGCACAGGGACGTTGACGGTTAACCCCGCAACTGCTGGCACGATAAATAACATGGCCATTGGCGGTACAACCCCCGCTGCTGGTGCATTTACTACTTTATCAACAACTACGGCAATTGGCCCTGCCTCTGGCGGTACTGGTGTGGCCAACAATGCGGCTGCCACGGTCACATCATCTGGTAACTACGCGTACACCAGAACATTGACTGGTGCTACCAATGTCACTTTTCCAACTACGGGAACTTTGGCCACACTAGCGGGTACTGAGACATTCACAAACAAGACCATTACAGGCACAAAAGAGACTGTTTTTGCGATCACTGACGGTGCAGGCTTTGAGATCAACCCTGCCAATGGTGGTATCCAGACCATCACTTTGGGCGCTAACCGCACACCAGCGGCGACTAACTTTACGGCTGGTCAGTCTGTGACTTTGATGATTGACGATGCTTCAGCTTATGCGATTACTTGGTCAACCGTGAACCCTACATGGGTGGGTGCAACAGCGACTGGCTCTGCACCTACATTGGCCACATCGGGTTACACCATCATTGAGTTTTGGAAAGTTGGCAGCACAATTTATGCTGCATACGTTGGAGTTGCTTAATGCTTCATCACATGCTTCGTGCGGCGGCTCAACGCGCTTTTACAGTTCTTGATCCGTACTTTAAATATGTGACCATGTTGCTTCATGGCGATGGCTCTGCACTTGGCAGTGATACGGTTACACCGTTTAACGCTGACGCATCAACCAATGCGTTTAATGTCACGATCAATGGTGATGCACGGTCTAATAACTTTAATCCGTATCAGGCTGGGTATTACAGTAACTACTTTGATGGAACAGATGACTTCTTATCGTATGCGTCAACTACAACATTAAATTTTGGTACTGCGGATTTTACGGTTGAATGTTGGATTAACTTAGGCAATACAACATCATCAAAAGTTCTTGTTGGTGGAACAGCAACAAATGCTTTTGGTTTTCGCTATGGCACTGCTTATTTAAGCAACAATGGTCTTAGCATTTACAGGTCTGGCGTCACAGACCTTGAAAATTGTTCATTTACTTTTGCAGCAAATACTTGGTATCACGTTGCAGTAGTAAGGGAATCTAATGTAATTAAATTTTTTGTTAACGGTACACAGCAAACTACATCAGGTTCTGGCGGCGCTTCGTACAATTTCCCAACTGAGACAAATGTAAGAGTTGGAACAAGCGACATTGGTGCAGAAGATTACATCGGTAATATCTCAAATCTTCGTGTAACTAAATCCGCTGTCTACACAAGCAACTTCACACCAAGCACAACACCCCTGACTGCCATTACTAACACCTCGTTGTTGACTTGCCAGTCCAACCGTTTCATTGACAACAGCACAAACGCTTTCACCATTACGGTCAACGGCAACACATCTATTGCCCTTGCCCAACCATTCACCCTGCCAACATCTGTGGCGACATACGGCTCTGGGTATTTTGATGGGTCTGGTGATTATTTGACTGTTTCAAGTAGCGCTGGCGTTACTGGTACTGGTGCATTTACTGTTGAGTTTTGGGCATACATGACCACATCTCAAAGTTTTTCTCGCCCTGTATCTGGTGGTGCAGATCAATTCACTATTGACTTATCTTCTGATGGTGTAATAAATTATGGGAAAGCAGGTGTTAATAACATTATTAGCAGTAATGTTGGAAAAGTTTTAGGTTGTTGGTGTCATATAGTTATTGCAAGAAGTTCTGGCGGTACTGCAAGAATTTGGGCTAATGGCGTAAGTATTGGTACAGCAACAGATAGTAACAACTACACAGCCGGAACTGTTTACATTGGCTCAACCAGTGTGCCTAACTTCTATTTGACTGGCTATCTTTCAAATCTGAGAATTACAAACACAGATGTTTATGGAACATCAAACACAACAATTACAGTGCCCACAACTCTGTTAACTGCTGTATCTGGCACATCTCTGCTCACCACTCAATACAACGGGGCTGGAAACAACAACGGCTTTAAAGACAGCAGCCAGAATAATTTTGTCATCACCCGCAACGGCAATACGACACAAGGAACATTTAGTCCTTATGGTAGTAATTGGTCAAACTATTTTGATGGTACTGGCGATTATTTAGGGTTGTCAGGTCAGCCAATCTCTACTACTACATGGACAATTGAGGCGTGGGTATTTCTTACGGGAGCCGCTAACGTAGTTCAAACAATATATTCGCAAGCCACTGCTGGAAATGCAAATAGAACGCAAGTGTATTTTTATGCGGCTTCTGGTGAACCGTACTTCAGTATCTACCACGGTAGCGGTGCAAATGCTAGTTCTACCACAAGAATTTCAAGATTCCAATGGAATCATGTCGTGATGCAGTGCAACGGTAGTACCGTGTCGTTTTACGTTAACGGTGCGGCGGCGGGGTCTACAAGTTATTCATCTTCGTTCCAAGCAACAAGCGGCGTTGTTGGAAGATACATTACTGGGGATGATTTTACAGGCTACATTTCCAATATGCGGATCACGAATACTAATGTGTATTCAAGTTCGTTTACCCCAAGCACAACACCTTTAACTGCAATTTCTGGCACACAACTGCTAACTTGCGGTGACAACAGATTTATTGATGACAGCACAAACAACTTTACTATCACAAAGAATGGCGATGTAAGCGTCCAACGCTTCAGCCCATTTAGCCCTACAACTGCATACTCCACAAGCGTGATTGGTGGCTCTGGGTACTTTGATGGTAGTGGGGATTATTTAAGTGCTGGCGATCAAACAGCATTTGAGTTTGGGTCTGGTGATTTCACTATTTCCGCTTGGGTTTACCTGACTTCATTTGCTTCAACTTGCACCATTGCATCTAAATATGTTGGTGGTGATGTTAATGCTTCAGAATTTGTTTTATGGGTAACTACTGGTGGCAACATTGGTATTGCTCTTGATGGCGGTGGTGGAGAGGACTATGTTGCATCTTCTGCTGGTACAGTAACCCTAAACCAATGGCAACACATTGTTGCGTCAAAATCAGGAACAACTGTTCGCCTGTTTTTAAACGGGACACAAGTTGCGTCTGGAACAAGCAGTAGAACGCTAAATAGCACAGGAACAGCGCTAACCATTGGCGGTATTGGTTCAGGCAGTTTGTTGACTGGCTACATGTCAGGTTTGTGCATCCAAAAAGGTATTGGCTATTCAACTGTTACTGTCCCAACAGCACCAATAACCCCACCAACAAATACATCGCTACTTCTGTCTTACACCAACGCTGGCATCCTAGACAACGCCATGATGAACGACTTAGAAACTGTGGGTAACGCACAGATTTCTACAAGCGTTAAGAAGTATGGCGCTGGGTCAATGAGATTTGATGGAAGTGGTGATAAGTTATTTTCTCCATATACACCAATAAATCAATTTGGCTCAGGTAATTTCACTATTGAATACTGGGTATATTTCAACAGTGTTGCCGCTGACCAAAGAATTGTTAGTGGTGATGCCAATGCTGGTGGAACTTTAAATTGGTGTTTCTATACAACAAACTCAGGAACTCTTAATTACTACATTTCATTTGATGGAACTAATTGGAATATCGCAGCAAATCTTGTAGGCAATATCTCTACAGGCCAGTGGTATCACGTTGCATTAGTTCGAAATGGAAGCACGTTTACACCATATTTAAATGGTACTTCTGGTACAACAGGCACAAATTCATCAGCAATTTATGCAACAACAACAGGCATAACCGTTGGCGCGATTAACACTGGTAGCTATTTCAACGGCTACATTGATGATTTACGCATTACCAAAGGCGTTGCTCGGTACACATCAAACTTTACAGCGCCCACTGCGGCGTTCCCAAATAACTGATTGGATAAATTATGAAAATTGCAAAACTGATTGACGGCCAGCTTGTGATCAACGACTACTGGACAATGTTCCCGCAGACATCATTCTCTGCCGCTGGTTTGAACGAAGAGTTCTACGCAGACCACGACTGCTACAAGATTGTCAACAGCAAGCCCCATGATGGCGCAACTGAAATGCTTGTTGGCTGTGAACCATATTTAGAAGACGGTGTGGTATACACTGTCCGTGTTGAGGCAAGACCACCACAAGTCGAAGCCCCGATTGAAATAATTGTTGCATCTGACAATGGAGCAGATACAATTTAAACCGTACTGGCGCGGTTCACCAGGGAATCTCAGGATTCAAACACATGACTGAAGAAGTCCAAGCCCTAGCGGAAGTAGACTCCGTGCCAACGACGGAAGTGACGGCCACTCCTGAAGTTGTAGAAAATGCGCCGGAAGTCGCTGAAAGTCAACCCGAACAGGCTGAAGAGAAAAAATACTCTCAAGCTGAAATCGACGCGATGATCGGCAAGCGCCTCGCAAGAGAACAGCGCAAATGGGAAAGAGATCAGGCAGCCAAGCAAACGCAGCCAGCGCCAATCGAGCAGTATGCAGAGGACACCCCCGATGCACTGACCTTGCAAAAGGCAGAAGAACTGATCGCCAGACGCGAAGCGGCCAAGCAGCAAGCCGAAGTCTTAGAGCAGTATCACGACCGTGAAGAAGCAGCGCGGGACAAGTATGATGACTTTGAACAAGTCGCTTACAACCCCAAAGTGCCAATTACAAGCGTGATGGCCGAGTCGATCCAGAACTCTGACATTGGGCCTGACGTAGCTTACTACCTCGGAACCAACATCAAAGAAGCGGAACGAATCGCTCGTTTATCGCCAATTTTGCAGGCAAAAGAGATTGGGAAGATTGAGGCCAAATTGGACTCTAACCCTCCCGTCAAGAAAACAACGTCGGCTCCCCCGCCGATTTCACCCGTCACAGCACGCTCCGCAGGAGTGTCGGCCTATGACACCACGGATCCACGGTCTACCAAGACCATGACCGATTCGCAGTGGATTGAAGCCGAACGTGCCAGACAGATGAAAAAGTGGGAAGCCCAACAGCGTCTCCGCTAACTTTTTTTATTAGGACAAAATCATGAGTAATAGTATTCTGACGATAGATATGATCACAAGGAAGGCTTTAGAGATCCTTGAAAACAACCTTGTGATCACCCGTAACGTGAACCGTCAATATGACGATTCTTTCGCAGTTGAAGGCGCTAAAATTGGCTCCACACTGCGTATCCGTTTACCCGACCGCGCTTTGGTAACTGACGGTGCTGCCTTGCAAGTTCAAGACGACAACGAACAGTTCACCACTTTGACCGTTGCCAGCCAAAAGCACATCGGTGTCAACTTCACATCTGCTGAATTGACCA